CACCCGTTGCGATGTCGTGTTCGCATGTGGGGATAGTCCATGTGTAAGTTACGGCCATAGGTTAAACCTCCTGTGCGGCTAGATGGGCAGCATAAGCATCCTTAACCGCTTGGGTGTGAACCGCTGCACAGATGGCTTGAACCTCTGCGCTTTCGCCTGTGATGTCATCGTTAGGGCTGACGACATGGCGTGAGAATGAACGGCTAATCTCAACATCGTCTCGTTTGATGACCGTGGCTGTACGCACTTGGATGTGCTTGTAGTCGCCTACGATTTCAATCTTATCTTGTACTGTTTCTTCTGTAAGTGCCATGTTGGCCTCCTGTTTTATCGTGGCGTGAGTGCCACCTGACTACCCTACTATCCAGCAGGGGTGGTTACGCTACGGGGTAAGTCATGCACAAACTTATGTCTGTATTCCCATGCGAACAATTATTAACATTTATTATATCATTGGCAGCGTTATCTAGTTGCTCAATAAATCTAATGTAATTAACACCATCAATTTGCTGCGAAGTAATTTGAGTATTCGTAGTCCCCACATTGCAGAAGGATATGGTGGCCGACCCCATGTATTGTCCCTGCCCAGTTACCCCGGTAAGGCTAGATATAAAAGGCAAACCATCAAAGCCTCCAGAGTTGTTTAGGCGCAAATCACCTGCTCCACCCGTTACGTTAATATCGATGACAGTAAGCCAAATAGTGCAGCTATTCCCAGTTTTCACATAATAACCGTTTGCTTGTGTTGGTCCGTCAGTAGGTTCTGTGCTGGCAAAAGTAACGCCCATCGTGAACGTCCCCGTCTCATAGTCATCCAGATGATTAGCCGACCCAGTGCCGCCAAGGTATACACCGCCAGACAGGAAGAGGTCGTTAAATGGATAGTTTAAGTTGCCCAGATTAAGAGTATCTCCAATATACGCACCGTTCCTGTGTGGAATTATGTCATCAGTAGCAAACTGAAGACCTGCGCCAGTTGAAGTACCTTGAATGTAAAGGTTATCACTATTATCAACCCCAATACTCCCCACAGTGGAGCCGTCTTTGTTGAAATCCAAAATGTTGCCATCCGATGTCTTGCGGTTTAAACGCAAAGGTCTGCCATCGTCATTTGTGATGGTCATTACACCAGATGGGAATATAACAGCACCTTCGTTAGATATGCTTGTACTAGTAGTCCCCACTAGCAAGTTACCGCTGCTGTCGAGGCGCATGGCTTCGTCATCGTTCACTCTGAACTGCATGTAATCTGAGGTGTGGTCATAACCAATTTGACCAACATTTGTATCAGTAGAATCCGCAAAATTAACAAAAGAACCACCTGATGTTGACCCTTCAATTAGGACAACTGTGTTTATTCCCGTGTCTTTTAAATGCAATGTTTGGCTAGGCGAACTCGTCCCAATCCCCAAGCTCTCAGCACTCGCATCCCAGAAGAACTTTGGCGTGGTGCCTGTGTCCTCGTAGAAGGAGATATCGCCTGTGGAGTGGTCGAGCTTTAGTCTAGTTGTGTGACTGTTTTGAGCATCAGCAGATGTCTGCACAACAAACGCACCAGCACTGTTTATAAGCCGTGTGTTTAAGTCTGTCGCATCACTTTCCATAAAATATAATCGTGGCGCAATACCGTTAATTTCAGCATCCCCATCCACAGTCAGCCCATCGCTGGTGATAGTCCCAGTGATGTCTGCACCTGTGGAGGTAACACGCATCCTTTCGCCGCCATCAACACTCAAAACCATCTCATTAGTTGAAGTGTCGTCAAGGACTAAGTAGTTGTTATCACTCTTTAAGGTTACGCCAGTTGGGCCTTCAACAGTAAGGCCATTAGATACATAGGTGTCATCTGTGTAGATTTTATTTACAAAGGTAGAGCTAGTATTGAATTGAATTTCACTACCTTCAGGAGATAACAAAATATCCCCTTGCACAGTCAGCCCATCGCTGGTGATAGTCCCAGTGACGTCTACACCTGTGCTGGTGGTGGCGAGTTTGAGGGCGTTGTCGTAAAACAGAGAAACGGCACCGTCAGCATTGGCAGTTATTATGCTCTCAGTGCCAGCCGAGTTTCTCAGACGAAAATCTGTGGCGTGGATTTGCAGGTTTCCTGTGCCGACATCCTCAATCGTGCTGTGGCTTCCGTTGTGGTAAATCTGTAGGTCAGACCCAGCGCCGAAAATGGCTTTGTCGTTGTCGCCGAAGGTAAAATCGGCAGATGTAGAACCGCCGTCCATCGTGACTGTCCCAGTCACATCCACACCCGTGGCAGTCGTCGCCAGCTTCGCGCTATCTGCGTAAGACAACGTACCAGCAGCAGTCTTACCGCCAATCGCATTTACAACCGTGTCAAGCGTATCAAGATCAGTGTTAATCTTTTCGCCCCAAGTATCCTCAGATGCACCGATTTCTGGCTTCGTTAAGCCATATGCTGTGGTCGTTGTATCAGCCATGATATTCTCCTATGCGGCGTTAGCCTGTACGGCGTCAGCCCTATGCGGCGTCAGCCCAAGTTTCGCTTGCAGCCGAGGCGGGTGTCCAGTCCGTTGATGTAGGGGGAACAGCCGACCAGCTTTCTGGCGTGCTGCCTGCATCTTGCCACACTTTGCTTGACGGATCAACACCAGTCCAAACTTCAGGTGTGTCAGGGATTGGCTCCCACTTTTTAACAGCGTTGCACGTCGTACTCAAAAGAGTGCTAATTAAAGCACCGCTAGACTGAACGCGGTTGCACGTTGCTACAGGTGTTAGAACGCAGGCAATGTCAGCGCTGCTAATGTATATCGCTTCAGCGTTAGCAGACGTGCTGCACGCAGCAGATATTGCCGACGCAGTGGGCCGAACGCGAACCATGTCGGCGCTGGTGGTTGATGCAGCGGCAATTAAGCTATCTGCCGTGCGAACACGGTTGCAGTTAGCCGACGTGGTTGAGGCGCAGGCTGACGCTGCATCGCTCTCACGCACGCGCTGGGCTGCGGAAGTCGTCGTGGTGGATGTCGTGCTGGACGCAGACGCTTCACGCACTCTAACGGCCTCTGACGAGGTCGTAGACACGCTTACAACGATAGATGCGTCTAACCTAACACGAACCGAGGCCGCAGCCGTCGTTGTTGTGACAATAATCGTGCCAGCGCCGTCAGTGACAAAGCCATCAAGCCCGTAGTTATACGAGCCGTATGTAGCCCTGCCGTAGCCAGAACGATACTCAGCCATTAGTCAAGCGTAACGTCGAGATCACCCGCCGGGAGCCTAAACACATCACCCGTGTCAATCGCCTTGCTGGTGGTCAGCGCCGCGTAAGCAATCAAGTTGCCGCCAGACGACGCGTCAAACACGCCAACGTCAGTCACCGTGCCATAACCCGCCGTGGCAACCGGCCACTCAATCGCAGCAGTGTTCGAGGCAGTGTTGCCGGAAACGGTAAACGTAACAGCCTGACGCGCATAACCGCCGCCAGTGACTTCAGTTCCGCCGCCGGGATCAGATGGCGATGCAGTGTAAAGTGCAATATGCCACTCAGTCGGGCGGGTTGCGCTGCTCGTCGTAAAGACCCAAGTTAAAACTGTGGTCTCGAATGTGTTTGAAAAACTCATGTTAGTAAGCCCTTATTTTCATGCGACGGCCTGATCCGCCAAATTTAGCTCTTTCGCTCTCTGCATTTATAGCATTGATCGCGTTTTGATACAAAGCTGCCCAAATTTGCAGGCGCGCATCATCCTTCAAGTAAGGCGCGGAATGCACAAGCGAGCCATACAAGTATGCGTCAGGATAATGCTCAAGTAACCAGTTGCTCGTGTTGCTGTCACTCAACGCAGGCAATTCAGATATGTAATACAGCTCGGCAGTGTAAGTGCCAGCAGGCGCAGGGAAGATTTCAATCTCACCAGCAGTAATCGCATAGTAAGCTGGCTCGCCGCTGGTATTAGCTCTCTGGTACTTGCGGTCAAGTAACTGAAACTGACTGATTAATTCAAGCGGGCGTGACTCGCCTGACGTAATGTAAAACCGAATAGCCTCAAGGAAGTCAGCAGGAATTGCGCTGTACTGCGTGTCAAGTTCCGCAGTGCTGCGCTTCTCTTGCCGCCAATGACGCACCTGACGCTGCATGTCAGCTTCGGCCAGCGAAATAAATGTCGGGGTAACTGAAGCTAAATCATCACGGTTGAGAAAGTCCGTAATGTTAGATTGCAGCTCTGCGTAAGTTGTGATTGCCATTAATTGTAACCTATCTGCTTGAGATAATTGTTAAATACAAATGAGGCTTGCTCTGGGTTCTGCAATACAGACTCGTTGCCCATTCTTTTCATAATATCAACAAACTGCGGGAACGCAGGGTGCTGCATCATGGGCGACTGCGTGGTTTGGCCCATAGGGCCATAACCCGCAGCACCAACACGATTACGGTTCGCCATTTCCATATCAGATAGCTGGCTACCTAAACTTGGCGTCATTTGAGGAACACGATTACGGTTTTCCATTTCCATATCAGATAGCTGGCTACCTAAACTTGGCGTCATCTGAGACGCACGATTACGGTTCGCCATTTCCATATCAGATAGCTGACTACCTAAACTTGGCGTCATCTGAGACGCACGATTACGGTTCGCCATTTCCATATCAGATAGCTGGCTGCCTAAACCCGGTGCCATTTGGGATGCGCGCTGAACAGGAGCGCCGTTTGTTTTTAACATATCAACAGCAGAAGGCGTTTTTTGCGCGTCGTTGGCAAGCAAACCTTCTGACTTATTCAATCCACCGCCGTCAAACAGATCAACATACCACGGCACATACTCGCGTGTCTCTGGATTAAAGTAGCCCGGCAGATTATCAGTTGAGGTGCGGCGCATCATCTCTTCACCGCGCTTACCTTCAGGCGCAGCGCCGCGTGTGCCGAGAAGTGACCTCATGCCGCCAAGGCCAAGCTCATCTTTTGTGCGCGCTTTTGATAAGTCGGATAGAAAATCAAAAATGCCCATAACTTACTTCCCGTATTTTTTTGACAGGCAAGTTCCAGCACGTTTGCAAGCGGCGGGGGTGGGGCAACCTTTACATGGCGTCATATTGTCAATCCTCATTTTTCTGCACATTAGCACATTTATTTAACAAAGGCTATGCAGGGGGTATTT